CCCGACGGAGCGCCAGTTGTACGTCGCCTGGCGGTGCTCGACCGTCACGCCGGCATCGCGGTCGTAGTTCAGGTTCCCGTTCGCGCCGACCTTGAACCAGGGGGCTGCAATGTTGGCCGTGGGCGTGCCGACGTCTGGAAACGCCGTCCCGACAGGCGCCCGAAACAACGTGTACGGGGCCGTGAGAATGACTTCATACGGGGCAGTGTTCGGCATGACCTCTCCTATGCGGCGGATTGCGACAGCGCGAACCGGAACTCGGATCGCAAGTTCTTTTCGAGTTGCTCACGCCCGCGCGCGAGTCCGACGTCGTGGTGCTTCTGGAAGACGAAGGCGATCGAGGGACCGAACAGCTCGCGGATCGGAAGTCGCGCCTTGGCCTTCCGCGCGAAGACGCCGCGGTGGCCGCTGCGCATCGTGGCGATGAAGGCGTTCGGGTAGCGATTGCGGCCGCCACCCAGATTGGCCGTCACGCCGCGCCCCTTCCCGCGTGAGGGCTCCGGACCCTTGGCGGCGAAGTCAATCAGCGGGATGCGCTTCGGGCTGGCGTAGAGGCGCGCCACGAGCTTGTCGGGCCGAGCCTCTTCCACGCGGATCTTCTCGGTGACGTCACCGACCTTGAGCCGCATGTCGTCGGCAATGAGACGCGCCATCGCGACCTTGGCGCTGCCAATGGCCCGGTTCAGCGCACGCGGCACAGCGACACGCCCGGCGGCTCTCAGCCGATCAAACCCTTTCGCCGTGTTCGCCGCCTCGAGTTGCAGGTTCGCCATCAGGCAAACCTCATGAGAAAATGGTCGATATGCCGCGCCCCTCTATCGACATCACTGGACAGCGTTTCGGAAAGCTCGTTGTCATCGCTCGCGGCAGTGGCGGCAAGTACTCCAAATGGGCGTGTCGATGCGACTGCGGCGCCGAAAAAGCGATCGATGGGGCGTCCCTGCGTAGTGGACGATCGAAGTCCTGTGGTTGCGGCATGCGAACGGCGCCGATGACACACGGCCGTTATAAATCGGTCGAGTACTACGCCTGGGCGAAGATGCTGGACAGATGCCGCAATCAACGGTGCTCCGCCTTTCACAACTACGGAGGCAGAGGTATCGCGGTCGACAGCCGATGGAACACATTCGAACAGTTCTTCGCGGACATGGGCGTACGTCCGTCTGATAGACATAGCCTCGACCGCATCGACAACAACGGCCCGTACGCGCCGGAGAACTGTCGATGGGCCACAACTCGCGAGCAATCCCTGAATAAGCGATCGAACCGCCTGCTGGCACACGGCGGCCGGACGCTCTCCATGACCGAGTGGGCGCGCGAAGTCGGACTCCTGATGTCCACCGTAGAAGCTCGGCTTCGATACGGTTGGAGCGTCGAGCGAGCTCTTACGACTCCACTTCATGGGGCACCAAAGCATTCCTTCCATGAACACCGATAGACGACCGCCGCGCCCACCGTTTGACTGCCTGGCTCGCGATCAAGGACCACCACGGGTCCCCGCTCGATCTCGCTATTGAGCAGTCCGCCGAACCGCGCATCGCCGCCCGCCTCGATCGCCGTTTTGATGTCGCCGACGATGGCCTCGATCGTCAGCCACGGCACGTCGAGGCTGTCCTTCGCCAGCGCGCGCACCGAAAACGGCAACACCAGCAAAAACGCGAGCCCGGGCCGTTGCCAGCCGGATTCCTCGTCCCCGGCGATGAGCACGACGGCCTGGTCCGGATCGTCTGGCCCGAGCTCGCCCTTCTCGCCGAGAAACGCCCTCAGCCCGACGTCGGTCTGGAACCCGTTCGCCTGACTGATCGCCTGCACGCGGTTGAACATCTCCTCGACGATCAACTGGCGGCGCGAGGGCATCAGGTGCTTTCGGTCACGTCCCGCACGAACACGGTCCAGATCTCCGGCTCGACCTCGTCGAACCCTTCCACGCGCCAGGTCTTCACGTCACCGCCAGCCAACTCCGGCGCATCGATGAGCGCCCCCTGTGGCAACCAGGTGACCTCGTCACGTCGGACCGCCAGCAGGTAGGGAATCTCGCGCCGTACCAGCCGGCCGTCGTTCGGCCGGTCTTCCGTTGGCGCCGACAACCAGATCACCGTCGTCGTGACCGGATCCTCGCCACTTACCCGGACCGTCGCGGCCACCGTCACGCCGAACGCGGCGAAGATCGGGTCCAGGTCCGGCCGGAGATCGCTGCCGGGCATCCGCGCCCTACGTCGGGAGCTGCGCCGTCCGGAGCACCTGCGGCTTCGTGCAGATGAACAGCGGGTAGCTGTAGACCTCCACGATCACGTAGGCCTCGCGGCCGGTCGGATCCGGGAGCGTCAGCGGCCGCAGCGGCACGCCTGGCTGATTCACGGTGTCCATGAACTCGCCCGGGCCCCATGCGACCTTGAACACGCCCTGTGCCCCGACCGGGAAGAACTTCGCCTCGTCGGTCGCGATCGCCACGGTGGAGTTGTCGTCGGTGCCGCGGTAGTTGACCCACTCCACGCCGGCAAACTGGAAGGGCTTGTAGAGCGTCGCGCCCCGCAGGTCAGCAGCGGCCGAGTAATTCAGGTACGACTGCCGAATCTCGGCGTTCTGCATCATCGCGTCCCAGAACGCGTCGCCGACGAGCGCCACAATTCGCGCACCGATCGTGATCGCGCCCTTCGACCCGCGCACCATCGGGCGGATGATGCTGCCCTCGATGAGGGCTCGGAGTTCGCCGGAGTTCAGGTTGGCGAAGTCGATGACGACCGGCGTCGGTACCGCAATGTCGAACGCGGTGAAGTAGTTGTAGACGATGCTCCCGTCCGCATCGAGCAGGTAGCCCTGGAGTGCGCCGAGCCGCATGTGCTCCCAGGTCAACTCGACGTCGCCCTGCAGCCGCGCGAGGCGGCGCGCGACTTCCACCTGGACCTGCGCGAGTTCCGTTTCCGATCCGAAGGCGCGAATACCCTGGAGCGTTTCGGCGTAGAGCGTGCTGCCCTTGGCAATGCGCGGGGTCCGGAAGATGCGCATGCCTCGGATGTCCGGATCCAGTTGGGGCAACGGTGCCCCGACCGGCGTGATCGGGATGAGGTTCAGCTCGTTGTCACGGGACTCGACCATGACGTCGCGCAGCCGCTGTGGATCGTCATCGAAGAGATCCAGCGATCCGATGAACTGCGGCTTGTAGGGCAGGTTCTCGATCGCCGCCAGCAACGACGCCGTCGAGAACGCGTCGGACTCGAAGATATTGAGTGAAGCCACAGCTAGTTTCTCCTTCTCAGGTCGGACGCGTTAGACGCTGACGCTGCCGTTTTCGTCAAGGATCTTCACGCCGCGCGCGGCCAGATCCTTGTACGCGGCTTCCTTGTCGGCATCGACCAGGCCGGCGGCCCACTCGAGCCCGTTCTTCCGAAGCTCGCAGCTCCAGTTCATGACGACGCCGTCCATGTCGACGGGCGCACCGGTGTCGTTCACGAGCGCGGCATACAACGCGCCGTAGGCGCTCTCGCTGCCATCCGACCCGGAGTTGTCGTAGGGCACGTACTTGCCGGTCGCCGTCAGGCGAGAGAGTACGGTCCCAGACTTCAACGTCGTGTTGGCCGCCACGGTCACGATGACCTGCTGGCGGCTGCCGGTCGCAGGGGCTTCCGACACGATGAAATCCGCGTCGTGCTTGCCTTCGGTCAACGTGCTCATCGCGTCGTCCTCCCTACTTGCGCGCGCCGAGACGGCGCGACGCTCGATCCACTGCGGTTTTCCATCCGGCCGCGGTCTCCGCTGCCCCGCGATCGGGCTCGAGCCGTCCGTCAATTTCGATATGGTCGATCCGCGCCGTGATCTCGGTCAGGTGTGCCTTGACGGCATCCACCGACATGGCGCCGGCGATGTATCCCGCGGCCAGGTTCGGCAGCTTGGCCTTCGCGCACGCAGCCGTGATGGCGTCCGTGCGCGCCTTCGCCGCGGCACGGGTCGTCTTCTCGGTTGTCACGCGCGCCTGCACCTGATCGGCTGTGGCGTTCTCGGCGATGAGGGCCTCGGCGAGATCCAGGCATTCCCCCTCGCGACAGAGGCGCAGGACGTCCGCCGGAGCCGCCGCCTTGGGCGCTTCCGGCGGGGTCTTCACCCACGCTTGGATTCGATCCTTGAATTTGGCCGGCACAGAGAGTTTGGCGAGCGATCCGGCGTCGAGACAGGCCGCGGCTTTGAGGCCTTCGACCTTCTCAGTCGCGAACCCGTTCGCCAGCGCCTCGTCGGCATCCATCCAGGTTTCGGCATCGATGAGCGCCACGATCTCTTCGGCTTTCAAGGGCGAGTGCCACTGGTAGGTGGCGACGATGGTGTTCTGGATCGCGTCGAGCGTGTCGGCCGTCTTGCGCATCTCTGACGCGTTTCCGATCGCGACGATCCACGGCGCGTGGATCATCATTAGGGCGTTGTCTGCCATGCAGACCGTGCTGCCAGCCATCGCCACGATGGACGCCGCGCTCGCCGCCAGACCGTCGACGATCGTCTCGACCGTGCGCCCCTTGGACGCTTGCTGCTCGCGGAGTGCGTTGGCGATGTTGACTGCCCCGAAGACGTCGCCGCCAGGGCTGTTGATGTGCACGCGGATCGTCTGCACGGCCTCTGGCAGCGCGGCGAGATCTTTCACGAACTGCTTCGCGGTCACGCCCGTCAACGAGTCGCCATACCACTCGCGAAGCGCTTCGTCGATCCAGCCGCCGATGAAATCGATGATGTAGATCTCCGCGACCGTGGGATCGTCGGAGACGTTCTGGAAGCGGAACCACGATTTCATGCGCCTGCTCCTACCACTTCGGGAGACGCCTTGTTGTCGGCGCACTCGGAGTCATATGGCGGGAGACCCATCGCGGCCACGCGATCGTTGTCCGCCTTGGTCTCCGCGTCGATCACTTCGGCATCCTCGCCACGTTCGCTGACGACCGAACTGCGCGACGTGAAGCCGTTGCGGATCTCGTCTTTCGCCGCCTGGACGTCCTGCACCGGGTGGATGTACTGCCACCGCTGCGGCATCCACTTGACGCCGATCCACGGCCCGGGGTTCGTCGCGTACGCGTCCGGAATGGGCAGCGCCGCCGAGATCCACGCGCGATCCATCCAGGCCATCCACACGCGCCGGAGCAACTGAAACGAGACGATCTGGTGCTGTACGCCCTGCAGCCACCGGCGGAATTCGTTGAGGATGACGCGCACCGTCCGATCGTTCACGCGGGACATATCGCCCGTGATCAGCTCGTACGGCACGTCGGCCGCCGCGGCAATCCGCAGCAACTGCTGGCGCATGAAGTCCGCGTAGCCCTGTCGAATCTCTGGAGGATCCGAGAAGGTCAAGTCCTCGCCCGGCGCGAGCTCCTGAATCGTCCCGGGTTCCATTGCCGCGAACGGCTTGTCCTCGAACGCCTCCGACGGCAGTCCGGTCAACGGGTCGATGATCGGATCCGTGGTCGGCGCTTCCCGCTTGACAAACGCGACGAACAGGTTCGCGAGCTGCTGACGGAGCAGCGTCGCGTCGTCGAACTTGTCGAGCTCGTGGAGCGAGACGAGCGCGGGCGTCAGGTGCGGCAGTCCGCGCAGTTGCCCCGGGCGTGTCGGATCGTAGAGGTGAATGATCTGGTCGGCCGAGACCGGGACGAGGTTGGTCGCGTCCACGTCGTTCAGACTGTCCGGCCGCTGGCGATAGAACCAGTAGGCCGTGCGTTTCCCAATGGCGTTGCGCTGAATCCCCGCGCGCACCGTGCCGTTCGTCTTGATCGCGCTATACAAATGCGGACAGAGCTCGGGTTCGATGACCTGAATCTGCAAGGGCACCGAGAGACCGTCCTCCGCGCGCCGATCGCGCAGACGAATGAAGCACTCGCCGGCGACGAGCCAGGTCCGGACCGCTTGCGCCTGCTGGCCCTCAAACGGCAGCAACCCGTCGGCATCGCTTTCATCCGTCCACTTGAACCAGAGCGCATGAATCTGTTTGCGCAGCTCGAGATCCTCAGCCTGGCTGAGCGGCTTGATCCCGGTACCGACCACGTTCGAGACGATCTTGTTGATCGTGCCCTTCGCGTAGCCGTCGTTCCGTGCGGCCGCCCGGGACCGATCACGGACCGTCGTCAGGCTGTTGAGCAGGTCGTTCGGAAAGGTCGTCGGCGCGCGCCAGCCCACGGTGCGCCGCGTCTGGGCGCCGCCGTCGTAGATGGAGAGCGTCGGCTCGGTCGGCCGTTCGGAGGTCGTCTGCGCGCGCACGCGAAGCGCACGACTGCGGACCGGTGCGGCGAATTCTGGCGACGCGCTCTGCCCGATGACGGCGAGGTTGCCGAGCATCAGAGGCCCTTCTCCGCGGTCAGCAGCGTCTGCCGCGGCCGACCGCCGAGGGCGTCCGAGAGCAGGCCCTTGAAGTACTGCAGCCGCTTGAGCATGTCCTCGGCGGAGTTGTAGGTGACCCGCCGGTCGCGGTACGTGACATCCTTCTCGCCGCGGGCGAGCGCGGTTTCGAGCAAGGTGATATTCGTTTGGATCTCGATGGTGGTAAGGGCCACGCCACCGACAGGATGGTCGGGATAGGTCAGCCGGGCAACGAAACCACTATCTGGATAGTGCTTCTGCTGGGGTGTCGACTGGTTTCAGCCGCAACCGCTTGGGGTCGACGAGGGTCTGCCAGGAGGTCCAGCGGCGACCACAGCCGGGGCACCGATGACGGCGTCGACGGTAGCCAGGCTGTCGACGACTATCGATCACACGACCATCGAGACCACAGCGCCGACAGGTCTCGGGATCCGCCAGGTGGATTCTCATCGCCCCAGATAGCTGCTGCGTGTGAGACGCCGGACCGGTGTGCGGACGGGCGCTGGCTGTGGTGGCGAGGACGGCGCCGGCGGGGTACCGTCTGGTGGCTTCGTCGCCTGCGCGGCCGCGGCCACCGCCTCGAGCATTTGGCGCACGTTGGGATTCAGCAGCCGGAACGCGGCCAAGGCCATGACCGCCGTGTCGAGCGCCTCGTTCCGATCGCGGTCCTGCACCCACACGGTGTGCGTCGCGATCCCCGAGCGGTTGTATCGGGTCTCGCGATGCTCGGCGCAGAGCTGCGCGAAGTACTCCTCGTCGACCGTATCGATGTGTGCGGGGAAATGCGTGTACCCTGGCCCTGGCGCGGCGAGGCCGAGGCTTTCATAGATGCTGGCCTTCGCGTCATCGACATTGAGCAGATACAACCGCACGGGACGCGCGCCCCTCCCGTACCGCTTTTCGTTAGGCTTCCCGACGATCGGTTCGCCTGACTTGCCGCCGACGCCTTTCGTCGCGTAAATGCGCCGATGCTGGTGCGCGAGAACGAAGTCGTACATCTCCTCCGTGGCATACCCGGTGTCAACGCACGTCGCATGAATGGGGAGCTCGGGCCCGAGCGCATGGACGTAGCGTCGAGAGAGCGCCTCGAGGAGCGACGCACGCGTCTCCGGGAGCTTTGGATTCCCTGGAATCGCGCGCCAGTCCACGACCCACCGTTCGCCGGCCGGCCCCCAAGCGATGACCTGCAGCTCGAACCGGTTGTCCTGGACGTCGACGCCGGCGGTGAGCGCCGCGGCGGTCGCCGGCACCTCGACCCCGTCGCCGTACGACTCGCGCCGGTTCACGAGCGACTGCGGTTCCATCCGAGCGCCCCGATCTTCCCAGCCCTCCGCGAGGGTCGTGTTGATGAACACGCGCAGGCTCTCCTTGCCCTTCGCGCGGGCGGCCAGGAACTTCGCCACGAGCTTGGAGAGGGTGACGCTCCCGAGGGTCGAGACCATCGCCGGGAGATGAAACCCGACGAGCCCGGGTTCCTTCGCGGTCGCGGTCGGTTTCCATCCGCCGGCGGCAACCATGGCGCGTCGATCGGGTTCCCAGAGCCAGGTCGCGCACTCCTCGTTGGGGCACACCAGGCGGGAGGTCTCCGGGTCCTGTAGATCGAAGGCGACCGAGAAGTGCTTGGTGTCGCTCCACGTGATCCAGTCGTGATGGCCGCAGCCCGGGCATGTGACGAAGTACCGGCGCTGATCACTGCGGAGGTACAGCGTGTCAATCCGGCCGAACTTCAGGGTCGGCGTCGAGACGAACAGCGCCAGCGCATCGTGAAACGTCGTCGTGCGATCGATGAGGAGATCCGCCGGGTCGCCTTCCTCACCGACGACCGGCGGGAAGCGATCGACGTCGTCGCCCATGGCCACCCGCACCGCGCGCCGCGCAAAGGTGTTCGGCGTGTTCGCGCCGCCGAGCGCCAGGTACCCGCCGGTGAAGACCTTGTAGGTGAGCGTGCTTTCGTCGTCTCGAATGGCGGTCTCGAGCGCTGGCGTCGACTGAATCATGTCGTTCAGCCGTTCCTTCGACCATTCCTCAGCCACCTCGGCGGTCGGATGCACCAGGAGCATCGGCGAGGGGTCGTGCTCGATGAAGTACCCGAGGATGTTGTGCAGCGCCTCCGACCCACCCACCTGCGCGCACTTCTCGAGGACGATCTGCTGCACGCCCGGTTCGTGCACGGCGTCCATGATGCCCCGCAGGTACGGCGTGGTTTCGGTCCGCCAGCGAGCGCCTCGCGCGGCGCTGGTCTGCGGGAGGAACCGTTTCGCGTCGGCCCATTGGCTGACGGTCAGCCGCGGCGGTGGCGCGGCCGCTGAGGCCCAGTCGCCGATCAGCGGGACGGTGCTCACGCCGCGCCCTTTCGCTGACCGGGCAGATCCGCAAGGGTCTTCCAGTTGGCGATATCGACGAGGAGCTCCGAACAGAGCCCCGCGACGCCAGCCTCCTGTTCGCGCCCGATGAGACCGGCCTGCGTCATGCGCCGCGGGAGCGCACGCACCTTCGTGGACCAGGCCTTCGTATACGCCTGGCCCTCGACGATGATCTGCTGGCGCGACACCAGCTCGCCCTGCTGTGTCGCGAGCTTCAACTCGTTCAGCTGCGCGCTGGCCTCGAGGGCGCGGGTCTTGGCGGCCTCCGTCGCGTTCTTGCCCTGCTGCGAGCGCCACCAGTCCAGGCAGGCGACGGCGTCATAGCTGCTTTCCTTGCCGCGGCCGCCGCGCGTGACCACGGGCATCCCAGTCCGTGCATAGTCGGTCACGGTGTCCGGGTGAACGCCCATCAACTCCGCCAGCTGCGGACGGGTGACGAAGCGCCAGGCGTTCGTCTCCGCCGGCTGATTTGGGGGGTCGGGCGGGGCTTTGGGTGTCGGTCTCGCCATTTTGTTGGAATTGCTGGCCCTGGAGGCCTCGATCAGAAGGAGGGGAACGGTGCGAGTCCGTTCACCCGCTTTTTGCCGCAGCTTCACAGGGACCCCGGCACGCGTCTTGACTGGCGGTCTCGATCGATCGCCACGCGTCGACGAGTGGCCTGAGCGCGCGCGACACCGCGACGTTCGAGAAGATGGACCGCCGCAACTCGCTCTTGCAGTTCCACTCGAGACACGGCAGTGCGAGGATGCGGATGTGCTGGGTGTGCCGGGTGAACATGGCGCCGAGCGCGGCCTGGTTGATGCCGCCGAACCGGTCCCGGAAGTGCCGGTGATAGCTGGCGTCGGTCAGCATGCGGACCTGCTCGTCTCGCCAGGCCGTGACGAATTGACGCAGCGGTTCGCTCACACGGACGGCGACAACACCGCTGTTGAACGGCAGCCGTACGCCGGTGCGCGTCGTGTACGCCAGGTCGAACTCGAGCTCCCAGAGGGCGTCGAGCGGCCGAAGCACCATCGTGTCCGCGTCCATGAGGAGGAGGCGATCGCTGTCGTGCGCGCTTGCGACGGCTGACGCCCAGTGCTCCATCTTCTGGGTGTTCTCGACGTGGCCCTGGTTGTGGAGCGCGCTGCGCATCTTCGGCGGCACGATGGCCTCGACCCGGATATCCCAGTCCGGACAGTGCCGCTCGGCGGAGTAGCGCAGAACGCGGGCCATCCGCTCGTATTGGTCGGTGCCGAAGTAGGAGGCGATGAGGCGTGGGGCGTTCACGCCGGCGCCCCTGTGGGCCAACGCGGCACCACGCGCCCCTTCCAGTTCTCCCGGCTCAACTCCCCCAGGTGGAGGACGTAGAAGTCCGTCAGGCCCACGCGTCGCGCGAACTGCCGACGGAAGGCGGAATCGTAGCCGGCAGCTGTCGGGTAGCTCCCGAACGTCAGACCCGGGCGATAGCGGAACATCTCGAAGTAGCCTGTGCACGCATCGGCCGCTTGCTGAGCGGTGACCGTGCCGTATTCGGGCTCGCCGCCCCGGCGCCTGGGAGGGATAAGCGGGAGCGTCCCTAGTCCTATCTCCCCCGCTCGCCACCGCTCGAGCTGCTCGGGCGTATCGACGCGATACCGCGCGCAGCCGTAGAGCGTGCCGTCTTTCGCCTCAGGCAAGACACCGCCTGGCACGACATCGGCGTCGGCAGCGATGCACACCTCGCCGGCGTTGGTCGACCGAAAGCCGTCCTGCAGCGCGGCCGCCTTGTTCAGCGGTGAACCGTCGCGATGCCACGCCACTGAGATCAGGACGTCCGCGCCATATTCACACGCCGCCTTGAGGGTCTCGCCATCAGAGCCGATGGTGACAACG